AACTGCGCCCATGGCTACGTGGAATAGACCACCGCCTTGTAACGTGATAGGAACCTATTGTCTAAATGCATCATTCTGAATAGCAGTTTCCCAGAACTGAACTATGGTAAACATAATCGGGAATACTGCGAAGTCCATTAGACAGCATGTCATGTACATGATTGCCATCATTGGACGCCACTTCTTGGTCATCCAATCTTCTTCTGCTTTCTTTTGAACTTTTTCTTCTTTTTTATTTTCTTTTGTCATACATTCCTCGCATTTTGTTTAAGCATTTTCAGCTTTTCGTTTTCTTGTTTAATATAATCAATTAATAACGAAACGTATATCTCCCTCTCCCACGGCATCATATTTTCAATCTCAGTCAAACTATACTTATGATGATGCATTAATGAAAAGTTTAGTGTAAAATGATTAACTAAACTATCCGAGGAAAGGGTTATACGAAAAAATTCTGTAGACCTTCAAGCTTGGAAACATTATGTTTACCACACTTAGGACAATCGCATTCAATGTTTTGTACTATCTTTGGAGATGTTACAAAAAACTTCTCTAGTTTATCAAACTGTTCTTTAGTCAGCGAATAAACAAATTCTTCTAATTCTTGTTTAGTTTGATCTTTAGTCTCCCAGTAATTATCAGAATCATAAACTGCCTTTATACTGGTTATAATAAGATCAATAACTTTTTGGTTATCATTAGATTGAAAGATACCAACCACATCATCTATGTTTGGGTATCTCATTTCAACACCAATATTTTCGTCAATCATAATTTTATTACTATGACCTTCGGGTTTATTTACCTTAAGGTCTTCAATGTTAAAACTGGTTTCAATCTTCTCTCCGCACTCACAGTTAACAATAACGTCAACCGATTCACCGATAGATTTTGCTCTTAAAAACATAAAGATATATTCAATATCAAAATGAGGTAGTTCATCTACCTTTAGTTGTTTAAAAGTACATACATCTACCAGTTCACGAATAATTCTTGCTACTTCTTCATTCTCTGCCTCAGACATTGTCAAAAGAACTTTATGCTCCTTAACTAAGAAAGGTCTAAATTTAACCTTGCTTCCGTCTGATGGTAATATCAATTCAAATGTTGGTGTGTTTAGTTTTGGTAAAGCCATTTTATATCCTCATGTTAAAAATTATCATTCATTAGTATTAATAAACCTAATACTATCGAACACTGAGTTACCGTTATCAATAATAGGTACTTCTGGAAATTGTATAGATCTAGGTATATCTGTTGGGTTTGTTTGTCGTGGCGTATCTACATTTCTCCAATATCGATATGCAAAAAGAATATTTAACCGATGGGTCTGGTTAGAAGCACTGTTGTTCAAGTCCATTATATTCATATTACGAGGAAATGCTTCATACAACTCCATCTCATATGTTATAGTATCTTGCTCATCTAACTGTTTAATCTTAATGGTAGTTATATAATCTTCTTGATACCCTACTGTAAAGTCGTCAGGGTCTACAATTAAATGCATCCAATCTTCGAAGAAATTTCTTATCTTCATATTTTGATCCATGTGAAATGTCATAGATATACCTTCACCACCATATTCGGAAGTAAAAGGTCTTTGATATGTAGGGCCGAATATCTTAAAAGCTTTAGAAGCAATATTGAGGCCCGGTATATTAGTTTGCTCTACATACAGGCTTACAATATCCCCATATAATCTAGACCTAGACTTCATGCCAGCTGGTACACCAATTTCAACTTCAAAACGATTATTTCTTGCAAGCCCATTACCGTCCAGTATCTGGGATCTAAATCTATCTAAATTAAATGTTGCTTCTGACATTAATATTTTTCTCTGGATTGTCTCCAGACCTCTTGTTTGTTAGCTCCAACAAACCTTTCGACAGGTAGTTGAGAGGCTGTAATCCAGTCAGGGTAATGCACTTTTAAAAATCTAGATTCTAACTGGCTATAAAGATAATGTTTAACACATGCTTTAATAGGAGCATATTTTGAAGAAGAATTTAATATCTTCCAGTTTAACTGAAGTCTTGTACTTTCTGATACTCTACTATCATAGGCTAAATCATGCATGTACCCTAGCAATTTAAATCTAACAGGGTACGGTAAATAATGTAAATTAAGTCCGAAGAAACCACCATCTACTTTTCGAAAAGGGAGTACCAATGGAAACATATCCCAGTATGGTAACTTATCTTTTAACTTAGCATCATAAAAGAACATATACATGTTACCAGGTACGATTACAGTCGTCAAGTCAGGAGCACTCTTCATCAGAGTGTTTGGTCTGACGTTCTTAAGATTCTTAACTTGAATCTGATACCAGTTGAGAGAGCGATCCACGTCGCCTGCTTTCATCCGAATATCCTGAAAAGGGTTAACTGCTGTGGCCATAATTATATTTATCCGTTATAACCCAAGGTCTTTTTCGGTTAAAACAAGGAATTGCATACCTCTATCTACGCAGTATTCGTTGGCTGCTTTCCATTTGGCTTGATTTGTACCGTATTGAAACACTTCGTCAATAAACCTCTTGGTTTGACGCTTTGGTATTTCTGGGGGTTTAGTAAACTTTTCTGGTTTAATCTCTACAAGATATTTGGTTATAGCACCATGTCGATCTTTAACCCGAATATAAAAATCTACGAAGTAACGATGTACTTTACTATCAACTGGGGATTTATATGGTATAACCATCGTCTCTGACCCCCATTCGAGCACCGATGAATTGGTATCGCACCATTTCATGAATTTTAACTCCCAAGATGATCTATAGATGACATCGTGAATGTCACCTCTGTACTTGGATGGGTTAGAGACCCTGTATCGGCCTTTGTAAGTTGCTTTGTACATAACGGGATAAATAATGATATAATCCAACTATTTATGGAAAACACATGGCTAAAAAAGACTATGTTGAAACTTATAGAAGAGAGTACACCAGTCCTTCAGATAAGCCTCTGGAGAGAATTGATAATAAGTTCTTAGTTAATATAGATCAATACCCTTCTGACTTACAATCAGTTGACTTAAAACACTATATCCTTTTCAATATTAATGTAAGAGGTAAATCAGAAGCTGACCCTCAAAGTAGGCGTTTATTTGAAGTTAAGAGAGACCTTAACGGGGGCGGGTTCGACACAGATGAATTATCTACTGCTACTACTGCTGGTGCCGCGGCCGCTGCAGCCGTAGCTGCAGGTGTAGCAGTTACCTCCCTTGTCGGTAATGCTGCTAAGGCAGTTAATAAAACTGGTGCAGCCTCTAAGGTAGCAACTAGATCTCAATCTTTCGCTAAGAAGGCTGCCCCGTACGTTGCCGGGGCAGTAGCAGGTACGGTAGCAGGAGCAGCAGCTGCAGCCACAGTATCATATAATGATATTCTTAAGAAAGATAAATCAGAAAGAATTACTGACGCAATTGCACTTTATGTAGACGGTCCCCCTACTGTTAAGTATAGTATGAACTATGCTAATAAAGAATTAGGTACCCTTCTTGGACTTCTAACAGGTGCGGTGACGGGATCGGTAGGGGCTGGAGAAGGTGTAGCAGCAATGGGGGCTACGGTTGCAAAGTTACCTGGTGCTTTCGGTGGTGGCGACTTAGCCGCCGCACAAAGTAAATCTTCCGGTACTTCTCTTAACCCGTTTAGAGAAGTGGTATTTGAATCGGTAGATTTTAGATCTTTTACTTTTAAATATAAGTTCCTACCTAAGAATAAAAAAGAATCCGAAGATGTAAGAAATATTGTTACTCTATTTAAAGAGCATATGCATCCCCAGTTATCTGCTGGAAAGTTATTCTTTATCTATCCATCGGAATTTCAAATTACCTACTATTATGAGAACGATGAGAACACTTACTTTCACCGCTTTAGGCCTTGCGCATTAGAATCACTTGATGTCAGTTATGGTGGTGAACAATTCTCTTCTTTTAAAGATGGTAATCCAACGGAAGTTAATTTAACCATGACATTTAGAGAACTAGAAATCCTAACAAGACAGATGATAAGGGATGGATACTAATGTACTTTAAAAGTTTTCCGTATACATACTACAGTCAAGATGATAGGGCGACTGTACAACTTGTTACCAATATAACGACACGGGTTGTATTAAGTGATGAGGTTAAGAATAATCTAAGCCTGTATGATGAGTATGATATTAAGGATGGCGAGACTCCAGAGATTATTGCTGACCGGTTCTATAATAACCCTCTACTACATTGGGTCATTCTTCACACCAATGAAATACTGGATGCAAGATTTGAGTGGCCTCAAACCAGCGCAAATCTTACAAAATATATACAAGGTAAATATAACAATACTATAGCCATTCACCACTATGAAGACGGTGATGGTGTATATACTAATGCCAATCTTTTACTTAGTTCCAACGTAAGTTATAGTTCGTATGAAGTTGGTAATGTGGTAGTTAATAGTTCGAACACAGGTAAAGGTTACGTCAGTAGCAAACCTAGTTCATCCTCTATCTATATTACGGTTACTGAAGGGGGCTTTATTACAGGAGACCGAATTAGTGTAAGTAATAGAGCAAACACAACAGCTAACATTACAGCCGTTACAGTTGTATCCGGTACCCCGGTAACAGTATATGATTATGAAGATGTTGTTAATGAAACAAAACGTAGAATAAAAGTCTTAAAGTCTGCGTACGTAGATGGTATTGTTAGAGATTTTAAGAAAAAACTAGAGTCATAATATGATTGGTAATGAACGCCTACAACGGGCCGGTCAAGTAAACATAGAACAACTTAAACTCGTTAGCTCAAATAACGAGGTGGTAGATCTGACTGAATTTTTGGTAGAACTTAATATATACGAAGACATATTTTCGAGTCATTTATACGGTGATGTTCTATTAACAGATAGTCGTAATTTAATTGATGATCTTAATATTCACGGCGAAGAGTTTATAAATGTCAAACTAAGAACTCCATCCTTTGATGATAAAGATACGATAGAAAAAACGTTTAGAGTATTTAAAATATCTAATAGAGAGATTGTAAGAGATACTAATACTCAAAACTTTATCTTACATTTTGTATCAGCTGAATTATTTTACGATATATTACTACCGTTGTTTATTCCATTTGAAGGTAATATTACAGATGTAGTAGGTGAGATCTTTACTAATTACATTGCCACTTCTCGTAACTTTGATATTGCTGATAGTGAAAAAGAAATAAAAGAAAATGAAAGAGCTACGGATTTAGTTATTATTGAGGAAGCAAAAAATAAAGTCAAGTTTGTTTCTCCAGGTTGGTCTCCTTTTAAGTGCATTAATTGGTTGGCATCTAAAGCCATACCAACAGCAGGTGTAGCGAGAACGTTCCTATTTTTTGAGAGTAATAAAAACTTTTACTTTGGTACTGTTGAAAGCTTGTTTAAGAACTCTTACGATAACCAAAATTATATTGGTACCTATTATATTGCAGCATCTAATGTAAGAGAAGAGAATGGGGGGTCAGATTTGAATAGAGAGATGTTTCTTGCAAAAGATGTCTCTATGACAGAAACAACAGACTATATTAAAAACTATACAAATGGTTATCTTGCCAATCGCTTAATATTTTTAGATGTATTAAATAAAGAATATGAACTAGTTGATTACGATCATATTGAAAATTATGAGAATCAATATCACTCATCAGGTAAAGGTGATAAAGCTATACCGACTTTTAAACAAGATTCATTTAGAAATTCTGCTACTAATATTAGCTTCTATCCAAAGAATCCAAAGTTGTTTGACGATTTTCCAGATAACGTTAGCGAGGTAATGAAGGATATTTACGGTAATAGAAAATCTAGTCTACTAGAACTAACTAATACTAAAATGAATATAACAGTCCCTGGGCGCACGGACGTTGAAGTTGGTAGGATGCTGTACTTCAATTACCCCGCCTTAGGTCCTAGGGATATAAGTGATACTGGTGACTCAATGCAGGATAAATTATATTCTGGTTACTATTTGGTTACAGCTATACATCATAAAGTAAATAAAAATGAACATACAATGACAATGGAGATTGTTAAAGACTCCTTATACGTGGATAATAGTAGTACTGAGAAAGCTTAATTATGCAAAAGATATTTAATAAAGATGGTTTTAATTGGTGGATTGGAGTAGTGGAGGATCGCATGGACCCCGAGAAGATGGGGCGATGCAGAGTACGTATCTACGGCTACCATACTGATAGTAGAGAACTGTTACCAACTAAGTCCCTTCCCTGGGCAATACCTATACAGCCTATTACCTCTGCCGCAACATCTGGTATTGGTTCTTCACCTCTTGGTCCGGTAGAAGGCACATGGGTTATTGGATTCTTCTTAGATGGAGAAGACTGCCAGCAGCCTGCTATATTTGGTACTATTGCAACCAAGGCAGCTAAGACTGCATTTGCTCAAACAGAAGATACCCCTTCAGTCAGTAATGATAGTGATGGAGTTGTAAAAGATTCATCCGGTAACCCTGTTAAAGATGGTAGCGGTCAAGATGTAAGGGTTGGTACTCCTAAAGTCGAAGGATGGGAGCTAGGACAGACATCCGAAACCTATGAGTCAGGTGGTAAAGGACCTGGTACAATTAATGATTATAATGGAGCTGCAGGAGGAGATTTCGGAGGTGCATCTTATGGTACCTATCAATTGGCTTCTTATCTACCTGCACAAACTAAGCAAGGTAAGCCCAGACAGTCAGCTAAGAATTCACCTGTCTTACAGTATATTGCTAATTCTAAATTTAAAGATAAATTTGCTGGATTAGAACCCGCAACTCCTGCCTTTGATGCTAAGTGGAAAGAAATTGCAAGTTCTAATTCTAAGGACTTTAAAGAAGATCAACACGACTATATTAAACGTAAGTATTACAATACTGCTATAAGTAATCTAGAACGAGCAGGATTAAATATGTCTAAGTTTGGCCCTGGGGTACAAGATCTAGTTTGGTCTGGTGCAGTTCAACTAGGACCTGCGAACATTAAACCTTTTACAGAAGCGTTAAGAGGTAAATCTGAATTGAAAGATAAAGATATTATTGAGATGGTTAGTAACTGGAAGATAAACAACGTGGATGTACTCTTTAAGTCTAGCTCTGCAGACATTAGGGCTGGGGTCAAGTCTAGATACAATTCCGAAAAACAAGCATTATTAAGTTTGGTTAAATAATGGATCCGTTAATTACAAAAACAATTCAGGGTGTTTTAGAGAACACTATCTTTAATAAGATAATTTCCCTGAACTTAAACATTCCTAGCCCAATACTAAGGGCTATTGTGTCAAGGGTGGCTGAGCAAACAGCTCCAGCAGTTGTTCAAGAAGTTACCAGAAATGCTAACTTCCAACTTAATACTATACCTAATAATAGAATCGGTTCTGTTAATCCTGTTAATATTGTAACGGGTAATCAAGGCCCTGTCGACTTAACTAATAACCTAACTAACATTATACAGACTCAAATGTCTGCCCAAGTTACAGATAAAATTGTAACTTCAATTCAGACCCAGCTTCGGTTGGTGCTACCTGCAGATAAATTAGGTATTATTAACTTTAGTAACTTAGCAGCCACTTTAGTACAATCCGTTACCCCTACAGTCAATCAGACTATTAATACCGCGCTTGGTGGGTTTGCATCTGCTATTTTCGGCAGGGGGTCCAATCCATTATCTTCTTTAACAGGTGTTGATAAACTGTTTAGTAGCCTACCTGCTGCAGATGCTCAGATACAGGTAGACGAACAATTTGATACTCACCTAGCTTCTAAAGCTCTTACAGAATCTCAAAACTATGATATTAATGAAACAGAGAATAAAGAAAAATTAGAAGTTTTAAACAAAGGATTTACAGACCCTAACGCTAAGTATCCTACCAAAGAATATGCTGGTTCCTCTGATACGAATAAACTAGCACAGGGTGATCCTAGAGGTACTATTGTTCAGGGTAAGAACGATACCCGAATGAAGGGGGCTAAGCTACCTGGTGGGGATGCCTGGGATCAACCTGAGTCCGCTTTCAGAGGTGCGTATCCTTATAATAAAGTTACACAAACAGAATCCGGTCACGTTATTGAAATAGACGATACACCTGGTTCTGAGCGCTTACATGTATACCATAGGTCTGGTACGTTTATTGAAATAGATGGAAACGGTTCTGTAATAAAAAGAGCCGTTGGTTCATCTTACGAAATTATAGATAAAAATGGTAAGATAGCAATCGCCGGAAAAGCTGATATATCGATAAATGGTGCCTGTAATATCTATGTTGGTAATGATGCAAACATTGAAGTAGAAGGGGATGTTAATCTTAAATGTTTTAATGATATTACTGCGCAAGCAGGTGGTACACTGAACCTATCTGCAACCGAAGAAGTTAATATTACGAGTGGTAATATTAATATGCAGGCCTTTAATTTAATGAATTTAAATTCTAACGTGGCATTGAACATGCATGCTACTGTTGATATTAATATGCTTGCTAACGCTAATATTTTTGTCGATACTGTTAACTTATATCAAAACGCTTCTAGTATCTATAATCAAGCTAGTAATGTTTACATTAAGACAATTGAAGATGGTAAAGGGGTCTTTATTGATTCCGATAGCGATATTAATATATTAGCAGGGGCAAATGGAGAAGGTATTTTTATTAATTCTGGTACCGATATTAACATTAATGCTACAGGGGCTTTACAGAATCAAGCAGGGGATGATATTAGCAATCAAGCAGGGGGTGACTTTAATGCTGACGGTGGTTCAGTATACCTTAACTCTGGAAACTCTGTAAGTGCAGAAACTGCAAGTCCTGCAGAAGATAGTAAGCCTGCAAAAATAGCTGGTATATCTAACATAGGTGTTCTTGAAGGACGTAAGGATATTTCAGACAATAGTAAAGATGATCCCCAGGCACTATCTTTAGCTGATAATAAATCTTTACTACTTGAAGAGGAAACAGCCTCACAAGAAGATGTTGATGGTCAAAAGAGTTTACTAATTAGTGAAGGCTTCGCAACAGCTGCAGAAATTGATGCAGCCCCCGTTGCAGTTGATAGTAAATCTGTATCTTCTCAGCAGAGTGCAACCGTTGCACCAAATGAAGACTTAAAGAAGGCAACAAGGTTACCAGGTAACTATAATCTTTCTCCTAATTTTACAATCGAAATGTTGTCAAGTAAGGCCGCCGTTTCAAGAGATGAAATTGTAGCACATGGTAATTATACCTATGGTGATATAGCATTTAACTTGCAAGCTATTGCATTAAATGTTCTGGAACCAGTAAAGAAGTTATACCCTAATATGATCGTCACCTCTGCTTTCCGTAACCCCGGGAATGCTTCGAATGCAAAGACCTCCCAACACCCTTTAGGTCAAGGCGTCGACATTCAATTCAAAGGTGCAACAAAAGCAGAGTACTATGAGATTGCTTTAAAACTTGCCAGGGTATTAAAGTACGATCAGATGATTCTTGAATATTGTAACTACGCAAAAAACCCATGGATACACGTTTCTTATTCCGTTAAGACAAACAGGTCATCTGTACTCACTTTCTTTAATCATAAAAAATATGGAGATGGGTTAACCCAGCTGGCATAATGGCAGGTGAATTTGGTAGAATAAATACATCAAACGCTACTGGGTTTGTTACGATTAGTCCTGACCCCGCAGCAGTTCTCACTAATGATGGTGAGACAGCAGCACCAGTTAACTACTTACCGACAATCTATGCCGGTCAAACTACATCTATTGATATTGGTTTTGCTATACATTACCCTATAGCACCAGAAGGTACCTCCTCAAGCCCAGCTACTAATGTTACTGCGCTGTACGATTTTGCCGCTCACGGTATGAATGTATCTTACTCAGGTAATATTGTTACATTATCGGGTACATTTGGAAGTGTGTTTGATAATGAATACTATGAGTTTGTATTAGATGATAATACATTGCAAGTATTACCTCCTGACACAGAAGACCCATTTAAGGCTCTTGTTAAGTATGAGATGCCAAATCCAGTGACTCAAAATAATGCATATGCATTTAACGTAACAGGTCCAGGTGAAACTGGGACTGTAACCATACAGGTAGATGTTGGTCAATGGGTTGTTTGGAGATATCAAACTGCTGTTACTAATATTGGTAACTTACGTATAAGAGGACCTTAAATGCCAGCAATATCTAGAATTGGTGATAACGTACTTTCTCCAGATGGCTCAGGATTCAAATGTAGAATGCCTCTTAAAACCAGTGTTGGAGAAGGTAATTCTAATAGTGTCTACGCCAACGGTATATTAATAACCGTTCAGGGTAATAAGGTTGCCCCGCACCCAAAACCTGGATGTACTATAATCGATACTTCTGGTTTAGATTCAGGATCTGGGCAGGTTTTTATTGGTGGGAAAGGTGTCGGGCGCATTGGTGATACCATGGGAGATAATGTAATTACCCAGGGCTCCCCAACGGTATTTGCAAGCTAATTAATTTATTACCTATAAATATAAACATGGCTATAACTAGAAACACCAGACAATATTCTGATTTAAATCTACTCTTCTCATCTCACCCCATAACAGGTGATGTCACTAAAAAGACAGATGAAGAGGCGGTTAAATCATCGCTTAGAAATTTAATTTCAACTAAGCACTACGAACGTCCCTTTCATCCAGAAATAGGATGTCAGATATATTCACTATTGTTTGAGAACTTCAACCCTGTAACCAAGCAGGTGATGATGAAGACTATCTTTGATACCATACAAAAGTTTGAGCCAAGAGCTACAGTGTTAGATGTGAAGTTACGGGAACGTATAGATCAAAATGATCTAAGTATTGACATTATTTTTAAAATTAATAACTCTGAGAGACCTATTACTTTAACCACATTTATAACAAGAGTAAGATAATGTCTAACTTAAGAATAGCAGAGCTTGACTTTGATCAGATCAAGACTAATTTAAAAACCTACTTAAACGCTCAGAGTGAGTTTACAGACTATGACTTTGAGGGTTCAGGTCTCTCTGTATTACTAGATGTATTAGCCTATAATACTCACTACAATGCATATCTTGCCAATATGTTAATGAATGAGATGTTCCTAGACTCTGCAGTTAAGAGATCCTCGGCCGTATCAATTGCCAAGCACCTAGGTTATACTCCAACCTCAGCCCGGGGTGCAGTAGCTAATCTCAATATAGTAGTTACAAGCCCTGTTGGACTTCCTCCAAGTCTAACTATGAATAGGTACACCCCTTTCACATCTACAGTAGACGGTACATCTTATACCTTTCTTACAACTGAGGCCCAGACCGCCTTAAGAGTCGGTACTACCTATACCTTCTCTAATATTAATGTAAAAGAAGGCGCTCTCCTGAGCTACAGTTACGTGGTTGCAGATGCTGCTACGAGCACCAAATATGAAATTCCAAGTGACTTCGTTGACACTACTACTCTGTCTGTTTCAGTTCAGACGTCTGCCTCTAATGCAACAACCTCTACGTTTAACCTATCTACTGATATAACCGGTATAGATGATACCTCAAAAGTATATTTCTTAGAGCAAAACACCAGAGGTAAATATGAAATTTACTTTGGTGATAATGTAATAGGTCAAGGTCTAAGTGTTGGTAATATCATAAACATTCAATACACAACTGTACAAGGCGCTGTAGTTAATGTTTCAAGTACTGTTGCTCAAAGCTTTATTGCAGCAACTACTATCGGTGGTTCAAGTAATATTGGAGTTACGGTTAACAGCAACTCTACTGGTGGTGCAGATGTGGAGGGTATTGCCTCTATTAAATTTAATGCACCTAGAGTTAACGCGTCTAGAAATAGAGCTGTCACAGCTGCTGATTATGAAGCGTTAATTTTAGCTAACTACACCGGGGCAGAATCTGTATCTGTTTGGGGAGGGGAAGACAATGACCCACCTTATTACGGTAAAGTAATGATATCTTTAAAACCTTATTCTGGTTACACAATTTCTGATGCTACCAAGCAGTCTATTAAAGATACAATTCTTAAAACAAAAAAAGCAATTACTGTAAATCCTGAATTTGTAGATCCTGTATATTTACATGTAGGTATAGGCGCAAGCATTATATACAACCCATCATTAACAACATTATCAGCAGAGCAGATTAAGTCGTTTGCTGATGCGGCTATTGTAAATTACTTTTCTACTGACTTACAGAAGTTTAACAAAAATTTTAATCACTATAAACTTACAAACCTGATTCAAGAGAGTAACAGCTCGATTACTAATGTATTGTTAAATCTAAAAGTACAAAAAAGAATTATACCTACCCTGAATACCACAAATGTATACACTGGTAGTTCTACTATTAAATACAGAAATCCAATTAAACCAGGATCAATTCTTTCTAGTTATTTTTATATTCTAGTAAACGGTGTAGCTACATTAGTTAAGATTACAGACTTACCTGACGATACACCACCTAGTGATTCTGGTAGCGGGGTCCTCAGACTAATAAGTACAACAACAAATACAGTAATTTCAAACAATATTGGAACAGTTAATTATGGTACAGGGGTGGTAAGTATCACCAGTATTACTCCTACAGGTATACCTGCTGGTGCAA